ATGGAACACCCACTGGAAGCCCTCGGAACCTTCTTCACAGGACTCGGAACCTTCGCCCTCGGACTCGCCGCGATCATCTCGGCATCGAAGCGGAAACCGAAGCGAAAGAAGAAGCGAAGACGCAGATGAGAGGAAGGGGAATCGGAGCTAGCGTTAGTAGCTCCGATCCCCCACCTTCCAGTATCCATGCACACCATGAAAACCACACTCAACTACAGCGCGGCCGCACTCGCCGCCGCATCAGCAACATGGTCCTTCGCGGCCGGCAACTTCTGGCCAGGGGGCCTCGCTGCCCTCGCGGCCGCACTCATCGTGCTGTCAACCCTCAGGAACGAGGAGACGGAGGAGTGAGGGTCTACTTGTCGCGGTCCGAAGTCGCCGACCGCATCGGCGTCAAGCCCGACACCCTCAGCCGGTACAAGCTCCCCGAACCGGACGCGATGATCGGGTCCACACGAGGATGGACGCCCGAGACGATCGACGCCTGGAATACCGCCCGCCCCGGGAAAGGCGCAGGAGCAGGCCGAAAACCGCGCACCTAGAGAAACATCGAAGCCAGCATGCACACCGACCTCGGCGATCCCGCCTTCGACGCCGCAACCTGCCCTGACTGCGGCGTCCTCCTGCGTGACCAGGACGGCGGGCTCGTCTGCCCGGCGTGTGGGTGGACGATCGACGCGGGTGATGTGGTGGTGCCGGCGGCGTTCGACGGGCCAGACATCGCAGACTGGCGCGTGTAGGATCTGGCCGTATGGCGGGGCGGAACTTCGGGCGGCAGGCTCAGTCTCGTGCGCGCCGAGAAGCGAAGGACCACCTCGCGCTCAGCCAGACCGAGATCGACGCCGAGACGCTCTACCATCCACCCGAGGAGTGCGACTGCGTCGTCCTGCCGCAAGAGATCTACCTGGACGCGACGAACCAGATGCTGGTGGTGTTGTACCTCCATCAGCAGCGTCTGGTCCGTTTCTTCATGGCTTGGCAGTGTCGGACTCGGGATGGAGACTGGGCGGAGCGTTACTCCGTCTGCACGCTCCACGGCTACTTGCACGAGCACACGACAGGGCATAGTCAGCCCAACGACAGGCGTGACGTCACACCGCTCTACTCGCAGGCAGACGTGCAAGAATGCCATGACAGGGCATATGACCTGGTGCACACCAGATACCAGTTCGCCAACGGAGGTACCTATGGATGAGCAGCACACCGTCACACGGCCTGTGATCACCACACGGGTAATGAAGTCTCTGTCGCGCCTGCTCGTGCAGCATCATGACGTGCTCCCGTACCGACGCGCAGACGGCACCGCCCCGATCGTCGTCGCGCTCCCGGACGACGCGGTCGGAGACGTCAACGGTTGGGTTCAGGAGGTCGGGGGCTGCGCGAACGTGATCCTCGCCGAGCGGAACGGATTCTCGGTCTCGACATGGGATGTCGATGCCCTCCCCACCGACGACACCATCGACCTTCACCACGACTCGAGCATGGCGATGCTCCGCGCATGGGCGGACCTGAGCCCGAGCGGCTCCGCGTCGTTCAACGTCCTCACATCGGTTGCCCAGGCCAAGGAAATCGCCTACCAGTTCTAATGTCGCCGGCCCGGCGTAGCCTCCCTGCGTGCACGTGATCCAACTCTCCGAGAGGTCGCACCTCGTCCTCGATGACACGGTGCGCCCACGGTGGCTGATCGTCGAGGGGCCGATGGTGCGCCGGGAGACCGGGGAGACGCACCTGGTACATCGAGTGGAGTGGTGGCACCGAGACCCGAAGCGCCGGCACATCGTGGCGGTGTGTGAGGGGATGGTCGCTGCCCGTACGTGGTGTGCCGCCGAGATCGACCGAGTCAGGAAGGACCAGGAGGCGCTCTCGGATCAGCTCGATATCCGCAAACAGTTCCCCGGCTCGCGCTGACCGATGTCCGAGCCCAGCCCTACGCTGGAGGGATGCTCATCGGCTCCATCCGCCCCATCGAGACCCGCATCGTCGAGACCACCGCGACGAGCCTGCCTGAGCTGATGGCGGAGATCGCCGCGCAGGTCCCGCCCGGGTGGGAGATCGACTCGGTACCCGCACGACGGATCGTGCGCCGTGACGGGGTGACCGAGATCGAGGCCGAAGACATGGAAGCCCTGCGCGCGCGGGTCCCGGAGGGGCATCAGCTCCTCACGGTGAGGCGAATCTGAGAGTTCTCCGGAGCACCTTGACAACACCCCAACATGGTGTGTTAGAGTATTGCTATGAGCAAGGGGGACCAGGCCCCGGCCAGACGGAAGGATTCCGACATGAACGCCACGATCCAGACCCTCGCCGCTGAGTTCGACATCCAGGCGCACGAGGTCCGCGCGAGCCTTGACCTGGGCGACGCGCACACCGACCAGACCCCGATCGACAACTTCGACGGGTGGACCGAGTCGGAGGCGCGCGAGGTGCTGACGACTCTCGCCGAGCAGGCAGCAGATCGGGCCTGACACACGATGAGTGCCCCGCCCCTGGACCATCCGGGGCGGGGCGCTTCACCTATGGAGAGGATCATGATGGCCGAGAAGATGAGCGGGGCGGAGATCGCCGCGACCCGGCACATGCTGGGCCTGTCCCAGTCGGAGCTTGCTGCGGCTCTCGGCGTGGGCCGGGACGCGGTGAAGGACTGGGAGTCCGGGAGGTTCTCCGCCCGTGCCGGGGTCGTCGCGGACCTCGCTGCACTACGGGAGACGCACGACACTGAGGCGATCCGGCTGATCGCCGGCGCGCGTGACGGCATCCCGATCACGCTGCCGCGCGGGCCGCGTCCGCAGGGCTGGTATCTCGCGCTCGGGGCTCGGATTCTCGCGGCCGAGCCGGACGCGATGCTCGACTGGGCGGAATGACCGGCCGGCTGGTCACCCGACGCGAAGCGGCCGAGCTGCTCGGGTACTCGCTTCACTCCCTCAAGAGTTTGATGCAGCGGCAGCCGACACGCTGGCCGCAGCCAGTCGGGCAACTGCAAAGAAGCGGGCCGGGGAGGCCGGAGTTTCTCTACGACCTGGACGAGCTGAGTGCTGCCGTGACCATAAGGCCGCGGCAGCGCACGCGGTCCGAGCGCGAGGTCGTCCGCGAAGAGGATCCGGAACGGATGGTGTGCCTCGTGTGCGGGGGAAGCTTCCGGTCTCTCGCCGGGCACCTGAGGGTGCACGGGATGACCGCCGCGCAGTACCGAGAGGCGCACAGCCTGGCCCGGACTCGATCCCTCGTCTCCGCGACGACACGGGAGCGACTCTCCGCGCAATGGCATCGCCGGACACCCGAGAAGCGCCCCCACACGCATGGCGCGGGCACGCCCCCAGTCCGGCAGGTCCGCCCCGGGAGGAAGCTCACGCAGGAGGCGCTACAGCAGCACCGGGCCGTGCGCGCTCCCCGCTGGGAAGCCATGCTCACGGCGGTTCAGGCATGGGAATCCGCTGAAAGGCGGCTGCCTCGCCCCACCCCGAAAGCGCCACCAGCAGAACGCGAGCTTGGCAAGTGGCTGGCAAACCAGCGCGCTTTCCACAAGCGTGGCACGCTCACCGAGGAACGCGCCAACCTCTTGGACCGCCATCTGCCCGGATGGAACCGCCCGACCCAGCGCGACCTCTGGAAGACGCGGGCACTGGAGGTCAGCGTCTTCGTCCAGACCCACGACCGGCTCCCCACCGAGAAGGGCAAAGAGGACGGCGAGGAGCGATTGGGGGCGTGGGTATCCCGGCAACGAACAGCCGCGCGCACCGACCCCGAGAAGTTCGCCCCGCGGCGGCGAGTGCTGGACCAGATCGCCCCCGGCTGGCTCCCGGAGACGTCGCACGGCCCCGCGGCCTCCCGGACCCGGATCGACCGGACTGTCGAGGAAGCCGCCCACGCTGATGGCGCCCAGTCCGTCGCGGCGTGGATCAACGGCTGGCACCGGCAGGGACTCTCCCGGCGAGCGACCGCCGCCATCATGGGCGTCTCACCGGGCACCCTGGCCCGCCTGATCCGGGAGCATGGAATCTCCTGGACCCAGACACCGGCTCCGGCGGAGCGCACCCCGTTCGCGGAGATCGTGCACCGGCTCGACAGGAACCTTCCCCTTCCTCGCCCAGACGCCGCATCGGCGCGAGACCGACGTCTCGCGGAATGGATCGCCTCCCGTCCCGACGCCCGCACACGCCTGGCCACAATCTCCCGAACCCTCGACACGGGGCGCCCATGACACCCGACGAAACGATCCTCGCCCTCGCCCGCGCGGGACACCCGGACCGGGAGATCGCCCGCCAAACTCATGCGGGCCGGGAGAGGATCGCCCGCCTCCGCCGAGAGCACGACATCCCCACCTGGACACCCTCACCCCCGGGACACGGCACGGACGCCCGCTACCAGCACGGCTGCCGGTGCGATCCATGCACCCACGCCCACGCCGTCATCAACGCCGCCGAGCACCGCCGCGCAGCACGCCCTCAGAAGCCCAAGCGTTTCCCGCAGGAGACCAGCGACCGTCTCACCGCCATGCACGCCGAGGACCAGGCCGCCACGCGACGCGACGCCACCGCCCACTACTGGCCGTGGACCGACCAGGATCTCGCCGTCGCCCTGGACTACACCCACTCCGCGGTCGAGGCCGCCCGGATCCTCGGCCGCACCCTCTCCGCCATCCGACACATCCGCACCCGCCACCGAGGCGACCCATCCACGGCCACTGTCCTCCCTCGCGGACGCCGCGCCCGCCGCGACCCCACCTGACCCCGGACACGACGAAACCGCCCCGCCTCTCCGAAGATGGAGAAGCGGGGCGGTTCGCGTGCGGGGTGGGGGTCAGAGGTTCATTCGGAAGAAGTTCTCTTCGAACCCCTTGAGGAATGATGTCGGGTCGATCCCGAGCTGCTTGCAGAGGGCGCCGATCGCGATGCTGCTGGCGCGGGCCGTTGCGAAGACGACGTCCTCCGGCGCGATCCCCTCCACGGCAAGAGCCTCAGCCGCGAGGTCGCGCGCGGCGAGGGTCACCTCCTCGTGCTGCCATGTGTCGGGCTGCGCGCGCATCTGATCGGAGGCGTCCACGAGCAGCGCCACCACGATGCGGTTCAGCCGGTCGACCTGCCCCCTCGCGAGGTCGTAGATCTGCTCAGGCGTCAGCTCCTCGGTCATGGGTGCCATCTTGGCGTGCTCGGGTCAGGCTGTCCACCGCGGCCTCTGCGGCCTGCTCCGCGACCGCGGAGGCCACCTCGGGGGACTTCACGGGATCGGTGACGAGGTCGCGCCATTGCCGACGGGTGAGTCCGACAGGCTCACCGTCGAGGGGCGTGTAGGCGACCGCGCCGGTCGGGGCGGATCCTGCGCCGAGCTTCTTGAGCCAGGCGTCGACGGCGGGGATTGCCATGACGCGGGAGATCGCGGCGGACACGGCCGCGAGGGCCGCGATCGCGCCGGTCAGCCACGCGACCCACGACCCGGGCAGGACGTCGGCGATCGCGGTGACGATCTGCGGGGCGACGACGACGGTGGTCGCGAGGATCGCCGCGGCGGCGACGATGACCTGCACGGCGGTGCGGATGGCCCGCTGAAGCGGGAACCAAATTTTCGACATGGAGGTGCCTTTCATCGGGGGAGGCCTTCGGGCCAGGGTGGGAGGGGGATGCCGTGCTCGGCCATGTGGTCGCGCTGCACGCCGATGAACGCGCGGTAGCCGCGGTTCTCGGCTTCGAGGGCGTCCAGGCGGGCATCGGTCCGGGCTCGGTACCGTTTGAGCTCTTCCTGGAGCTGGTCGATGAGTTGGTTCTGCGCGGAGGATTCGGCTGTGACGGTCGCGACCTCCGCGTCACGGCGTGACTTCCGGTCCGCGACGCGGTGCCCGACGATCGCCCCCAGCAGAATCCCCGCCGCGCTGACGAGCGCGACGAGGACCCCTTCGGGCATCAGACGGCCCCGGTGAGCGCCGCCCTCGCGCCGCCGTTGAGCATCCCCTGGATGCGGGCAAGGTCCGTCGGCGTGAGCGAGGATCCCTGGATCTTCACGGTCGGGGCGAGCATCCCGAAGAGCGCCAACTTGTTCTTGTACTTGGCGTCGCCGATCGGGTCTCGGGACCAGTCGAATTTCACGGAGCCCATGTATCCGCCGATCCAGTCGGCTTCCTCCTGCGTGTGCACGGCGAAGAGGGTGCCGGTGCCCCAGTTGAGCCAGCACCAGGACGGGACACCGTCCACCACAGCGAACATCGAATCGGGCATAGTGTCTTCCTCCTCATAGGGGTGGATGGTCTTGGTGGGGGTGGCCGGGATCTTCCCTGCCGCCCAGTCGGGAATCTCCCAGGGGTCCAGCTGGTACTCGTAGTGCCACGGCTCGCCGAAGCCGTAGCCGTTCGGGGCGAAGCCCCACCTCTCGGCGTTGGCGCGGAGCCAGTCGGCGCGGGGGTTGCCGCCCGATGCGACGCCCGCATCCTCCCCGGAGTCGCGGAGGTCGAGGGCACGGTCAGACTCATGCAGCGACGTGCCCGGCTGAGCCGCAGTTCCGGAGGGGTCGTAGCGGACGTACCGGACGCCCTGCCACCACCGGACATCCCCGAAAGGGCCGTCGCCGGACGCCTGCGCCCGGTAGGTCGACAGGAAGATACCGATCTGCTCCTGATGCGTACGCGTCCCGGAGGTGACGAGGAGCTCGACCCCGAAGGCATCCCGGAACGCGGCGCCCATCACGCGCAGCGCGGCGGCGACACCAGGAGCGACCCGGGAGCCGTCGATCGAGAGATAGTCAGCCATGAGGGGTCCTTTCGTAGGGACGACGAAGCCCCGCACGGTGGCGGGGCTTCGATAGGTTGTGGGGGTGATGGAGTCGAATGAGCAGATCCGTGCGGATCTCGATGAGGACATGGCCTACGCGATCGCCGCGCTCGTCGGCGCCGAGGGCAGCGACCTCCGGCGCACGCTTCGCCTCGCCCTCGCGACGCTCTACGCCTGGGCCAATTTCGAGAAGAAACAGGACGGACGGCGAGCACACGATGAGCCTGCCGGGCGGGCGCTGGCCGATCTCGTCAGCATCCGGGCATTCGCCGAGCACATCGCGACAGCCACCCCCGGGATCATCGCGCGGGACGGGATCCCGGCCGATGATCGAATCCCCGGCGATGACCGCATCCCTGCCGCGGAGCCGTGGTTCGACCCTGACGTGATCGTCCGGCCACCTCGACGGGAGCAGCTCGCCGCATTCGGCCGGCTCCGCGGGAAACGGATCATTCCCGAGCTTCAGGCCGCGGTCGCGTACCTGCGCTCTCGAGCTCTCTGATCCGGTCGAGAAGCGCGAGCACGGCCGCCGGGCTCGCAGCGACGACGAACTCGGCGACCCGGACGTCGTGCAACCAGATGTCCCCTTCACCTGGAACCTCCAGCAGGTACGGTGACCCGTCTCCGAAGAGCGCCCCGCCACCCCAGTCCCCGGCGGGGACGGCTTCCGCGAGCGCGCGGAGCTCGTCGTCGTCCATCAGACGCCGGGGAGCGAGGACGGGACGGTCGGATTCGACGGCCAGGAGGTGACAGCGCGGAGGCCACCGACGCGGCCGGTGCAGGAGAGCTGCCCGGCCGTGGTGATCCGCACGGGCGCCGCCGCGGGAGCGTTGCCGATGAAGGTCGGGATGGGGAAGAACGGCCCGGAAGACAGATCGACACCCCATGCGGAGCCCAGGTTGAAGATCGTGTCCCCCGTCGCGGCGGTGCCGTTGAGGTCCTGCTCGATCAGGTCGACGCGGGAGCCGGCTTTCCGGATCATGAAGACGGTCGCGGTCCACCCATTGAGGAGCCCGGCTCCTCCGAGGAGGTTCCTCCACCCGGTCCCCTCAAGGAGGAAGTTGATGGCGGCGTTCGCGGCGTTCGCGGCGGCGGTGATCGAGCGGGGGTCGTGAGCGACGTAGTCGGTGGGCAGTGCCATGGTGCGGGTCCTTTCAGGCTGCGAGGGTGTAGTCGCCGAGGAGGGTCGCCATGATCGAGGCGATCACCTTGAGCCCCAGGCTGTTGGGGTGGATGTGGTCGGTCCCGGGCCCGTAGAAGCGCGCCGCCCGGGTGTAGCTCTGCCACAGGTAAGCGATATCGATCACGGGGACATCGGCTTCCAGCGCGGCCTCGTACGTCGCCTGGAGGTAGAGATCGTGCGGGGGAACTTGGGCGCCGCCGGGCGGGTAGAGCGTGTAGTCCGGGCGGGGCGTGATCATGCAGATCACATCCGACCCAGCCGCCCGTGCCGCCGCCCACAGCGCCAGCCGGTTGGCCTTGAACGCCGCGAGGTCGGTGCCGCCCTGCCAGTCGTTGATGCCGAGCGCGTCGATGACCAGGTGCGCCCGCGGGACCATGCCCCACGACGTGCCGGACAGGTCCCCGACCGTGGTCTGCACGAAGGATGCGAGCGTCTTCCCGGAGAAGCCGACCTGGTGGACGACCAGCCCCGACGCGAGGCGTCCTTCGATGCCGCCGATGATCACCCCGTCGGGGGTGCCGTGGACGCGGACGTCGTGCGCACCGCGGGGGACGGTGAGACGGCCGACGCGCTGTCCGGCCGGGTAGCCGGGCAGGCACGGGATGTCCGCACCGGTGACGGACGTGGAGCCCGCCCATGTGTGCGGGACGCCATCGACGGTGACGATCGACGTGCCGGGGATGTCTGCGCCGTAGACCCAGATCTCCTCGTACTCCGGGACGTCCGTGTACGAGGGGAGCTTGCAGTAGGCGGTCTGCGTGCCGGAGTCGATGATCCGCAGCATCCCCAGACCGAAGAACCCGCCCCCGGTGTACTCCTCGACCTTGTTGGTCGTGGTGCCGGGGTTGACGTTGATCAGGCCACCGTTGGGGAAACGAATGCCACGGCCGGCGACCGGCAGACCGAGACGGTGCAGCAGCAGCCACGGCCACGCCCCGACGTCCACCGACTCCCCGGGCTGAATCGACCCGATCACACGAGTGATCGAGTCCCCGATAATCTGCAAGACCGCGAGGTCACCCGCACGAGCACCCGTCCACCCCAGGAGCTGATCCGGCCGAAAATTCCACAACCCCCGGGCGGCGTCGAACGTGCCGGCCGTCGGGGGCGCATAGGTGGGGCGACCATCCGAGATCGGCGTCTCCGTCGACGTGTCCGGCAGGAGGGACTCCGGGATCTTCCCAGTGCTCTCGTCGACCAGGACGACCCCCTCGGGGAGCGCCGGCACCGGAAGCCGGTCGTCGGCGTCGAGCCGCGCAACGTTCGCGGACTGCGAAGCACCCGTCGAGACGTCGGGCCAGCGGTCATCTGCGGGGAATCGGTCATCCAGCGGCCACCGGTCCACCTTCGGCGCCCATGTGAGCGTCGCCGCTTCCTCAGACAGAGACCCGCCGACAACGACCGCGACCTCCTCCAGTTCTGCCTCCACCGCCGCGGCCGCAGCCGCAATGACGGTCCCGTCCGACGCGATGATGTCCGCCGCGACGTCCGCGATTCGCTCATCAACTGCGTCGGTCGCGACGGTGTTGTTCCGGATGGACAGGGCCATCGAATCCGGGGTCGCGACAGCCAGCCGATCCGCCTTCACAGGCACGCTTGCGACCATGTCAGTTCCCTCCTGGGTAGTACGGCTGCGGGTGCCCGTCAGCGTCCACATCCGAGATATCGATCCACAGCACGGGTGGCATGGGGTTCGGGGGTGGGCCGAGCGCGATGACCACGGACCCGGGCGGGTAGTTGTCAGCAAGGTCGGTGATCAGCCCGCCCGTACCGGGGACGACGAGGAAGTCCCACTCGGCGTACTGCCACGACCACATCTCGGGCGCCTGCTCGGCGGGGCTGGTCAGCCACCTGAGCACGGGCCGGTAGTACATGTCCGGGTCGAGTTGCACTGTGAAGCTCCCTGTGTCGGTGAGGTTCGCTTTCACCTCGACGCCGAGGAGCAGCGCCGACGTCCCCACCGCGTGAGCCTCCGGACGGAACCAGAACTCCGGGTGCCGGGATGCAGGCACCGGGCTATTCGCACCATCCCAGACGTTCCCGTACACCTGAACCGTCGACATTGGGACTCCTCTCCCGCCGCGCGGGTCGATATGCTCGGGCCATGCGCTCGCACGCCCACTACACCGCCGTCGCGGCCCTACTCCTACTCACCCTCACCGGATGTGCAAGTACGCCTGCGGGGACCGCAGGAGAGGCCACAGCACCCGGAGCGAGCACACCCAGCCCGACAGCGACGCCCAGCGCGACCGTCGCGCCACTCGTTGCAGAGAGCCCGGGGGCACGGTCAGGGCACAACGAGACCGCCTTTGTTGAGGCGGTCCGCACAGCCCTTCCGCCTAACACGCAGATCCCCGAAGCTACGGACGAGCAGCTACTCGACGCTGGTAGCCGAGCATGCGCGCGGCTCGCGGCCGGAGAGCCGAGCGATCAGATCTCCGTGATCGAAGGCGAGTCGGCGGGTGAGGGCGGCTACTTCTGGGATAGCGCGGCGATAATCACGGCAGCACGCCAGTTTCTTTGTGCGGGCTAAGGAACTATCCGGTACGGGACCCCAGAGGAATCAGCCCAAATCATCCCGGGGATAGACCCCGGAACGGATCCTTGGGACTTCGTCTGAAGCCCAACGAACTGGAATCCGTCTGGTGTGATCTCAAGCCAGGTGAGTCCGCCACTGCTGACCTTCGCCATGCCATCAGTGAGGGTGATCCACGCGCCGCCGGAATAGAGAGATAGCTCGTCTCCCGATGCGTAAATCTCAGGTCCGGATGTGAACTTCATCGACCCGCCATTGGCTGAGGGGTCGATCGTGAGATTCCCGGCGGTGAACTTCCCGGTCGTGCCATCGAGAACGATCACGGACCCACCGGCGCCTACGATGACCTTCCCGCCATTCTCGACCTGCAAGTTGGCGAGGATCTTGGTGAGCGCCTTGAGGAGCGTCTCCTTCTCGACGGTCAGCGTCCCATCCGGGCCCGTGATCGTCACCGGCCCCTCGAAGACGGAGTCCCCCTTCTGACGGAAGAGCCCCTCCCAAACGAAGTCCCCGATACCGGTGATGTCACCGTCGATGTTGATGTACCCGGTATCGACGATGTCGATCCCGCCACCATCGGTGATCGTGAGACGCGCGCCGCCGTAGAAGCGAAGCCCATCGCGGCCGAGCGACCCGTTCTGGAGGGTCGCGACAGCAGAGGCGACCATGTTGCGGATCAGGTCTTCGATCGGCTGGACAAGTCCGGGGTGGTCGACGCCCATCAGGCACCTCCTACTGGTTGTAGTCCGATGGTCTTCACGCCGGCCAGGTCGCCGCTGGTCTTCACGACCCGACGCGCGTACCAGCCGTCCGGGACCCAAGCGTCGCCGGACATGAGGATGTTCATGGTGTCGCCGATATCGACCGGATGGTCCGCGGGCACGGCGACGTCCCACTGCTCGGTGGGTCCGCCGTACATGCGCAGATCCTCGAGGGTGAGCTTCTCGAGTTGCGGGCCGTCGGAGATCGTCTTCGACTGGGTGACCCGCTCCAGGAGGGGGAGACCCGAGGTCGCGTTCACGTTGGAGCGGGTGAGCATGTCCACCTCACTGCCCTCACCGACGCGGATCGAGTTATTGATGACCCGGGAGGCGTCCTCCGTGACGGAGAGCTTCGTGACAGCCCCGCGTGCGGCCGTCGCATAGGCGTCCCAGGTGACACCGGAGGTCCACCCGATACCGGCGTGCATGTACCAGCCGATGGTGCCCGCGAACGGCACCCACGGACGGAAGTACACGTCGAGGCCTTCGTCCATGAGCGTCTGAATGTGCTCCATCACAGTCCGGAGGTGATAGCCGTAGTAGGTGCGGGTGACGACCGGTTCGACACCATGCCCGGGGATCGTGAGCGGGAAAGACGCCCACGGGATCCCCGTGTAGGTGTCCCGAGCCCAGACGATGGCAGCGTTCGCCTGGACGGCGAGCGACCCGGTCACTGTCGCCTGCCACCGTTCCGCACCCGAGACGGAGTGATCCACGGCGATGCGGCGGCGCAGCAGCGACCACAGGTCACCGAGCCCAACGGTGATCGTGTTCGACCCGCGGTTGTACGCCCGGCTGGTGATGTACCCGTCAAACTCGACCCGCCCAAACCGGTGAAGACTCAGCTTCCGGGACCAGTGGCCGGTGAGGTCCCGGAGCGCGGCCGTGCTGAACGCACCCCCGAGAGGGATCGTCGCCTGCCCATCACCGCCCGCAGACAGCAGACGCTCCCAAGTGAACCGGGTGACGGGTATCCGGTCGATCGCGGTGCCGGTGATGCCATCGCTGACTTCAACGTGATAGTCCACGGCACCCCCCTCTACGCGTAGGTGTCGGTGACCGCCGTCGTCAGGGAGGCTGTGGCTTCCGCGGAGAGGGTGTGTGTGACGCCGGGGATGCTCGGGCCGATGGTCCACGGCTCCCAGACGGTCACACCGCCCTGCACCCGCACCCCGTCGACCAGGAGCCCACCTGTGGCCGTGTTGATCGTGTGCGGATGCCCCGCGACCAGAGGACGCGTGATCGCGATCCGCCGGCCGGACGGCCCGGTGATCGTGTACCCCCAGAAGCTCGCGCCAGTGACGGTATGCACGGGCCATGCGGGGCGTGTGCCCCGCTGGATCGCCTCAACCCCGGCAGGAAACGTGCGGGTCTCGCCGTACAGGAACGGGTCATCGAACTCGACCTCGACCATCCACGTCCCCTCAGGGGCGAACCCGTGAGGGGTGAACTGGACATCGGTGACCACCCCCTGCCCGTGCATCCGGACACCCGGGTACTCGAGGGTGACCGTGATCTGCTGGGTGATCAGGTTGCGCAGTCGGTCCGCCATCGTTTCCAACACCGTGTGGGTGGGAGCGACACAGAACCCCGCGAAGCCACCGACCCGGCCCTGGAGGAACGCGGGCGTCGTGAACTGCCCGTCCGACGAGGGACGGTCAAGCCGCTCCCGCTTCACAGCAGGCGGCTTGACCATCCCCTCCATATCCACAAGGTGGAACCCGCGGCCCCGATACCGGTCCCCGTAGGCGGTGAGCGACCCGAACCGGACGATCGCGCCAGCATCCATCACGACCTCCGGATGATCTTCGCCGTTGCCTCCTGGCCCTGATGGACCTGGACGTCGATGTACTGGAGGAGGTCGATGCCGCCCTTGGACTGGACTGTCACACCCACAGCGGGTGCCGCAGAGACCGGACTTCCATCGGCATACCCGGTTGCACCGGCAGGGATATAGGTCCCGCCGAAGATCTCTGCGGTCTGAACCATGATCTGCTCAGCCCGGGCACGTTTCGACGGCGCGTGAGGGACATATGTCTCTCCACCCGTTTCGGGCTCCGCCCAGACCCGGTACTCGCCGGCACGGGCGATCTGCGCGACATGGTTCTCCGGCCGGTAGATGTTCCCGTTCGCGTTGTACGTGACGACCGCGCCATTCGCATGGCTCCTGCCGGTCAGGTAGTCGGAGAACGCGTCGTTCATATTCTGGACGACCGGGTTCACGAAGATCGGCACCGACAGGGTTTGGTTCCGGTCGAGGAAGTCATAGAGTTCCTGCTGAGCCGCCTCAGTCTGCATGAGAATCGTGATCTCGCGCTCCGTGGGAACGGAGAGCACACTGTCTCGAAGCGCGGCTGCCTCCTCCTCGGTCGCACCCATAGCGATGGCCGCGTCATAGAGCTTCTGCCGGGCGTCTTCCAAGCTGGTGACGAAGCCTGCGGTGTTCTGGTCGAGTTCGAGCTGCGCCTGTGCCGCGTCCCACGCGTCTTTCGCGAGGTCAACCAGCATCGCCTTGTTGTCCGCACCAGCCTGGGTTGCGATGTCGAGCCCGTACCCAAATCCCTCCGCGCCCTCGGCGATGCTTGTGATCTGCTGATCAACATCGCGCAACGTGTTCTGGTAGTCGATGTTCGCGGTGATCGCGTCCTGGTTGACGCCATTCACCTTGTTGATCGTGTCGATCAGGTCGCGAAGCTTGTTGTTGAGATCCTCAGCGCTGTCAGCCTCCTCAAGGTAGGCATCTGCGGCAGACTTTGAGACCGTGGTCCCCTCGTCGGACACCTCGTTCTTGAGCTTCGCCTTCTCGATCGCATCATCCAGGGATGCGGCTTCACCACGGACCTGCTTCTCGATGATCGCGGCGGCGTTTGCGTACTCAAGGCTGCCGTCCTCGCCGTCCTTCAGCGTCTGCTGAAGTTCGGTGAGAGCGTCCGCGCTTCCCATCGCTGCATCAGTGACAAGGTCGAGGTCGATACCGAGCTTCTTCGCGTTCGAGAGCGCAGATCCGTTGTCGATGAACCAGAAGCCGTCCTTGGCGGACAGGTTCTCCTTCACCATCTCGCGCGTTGCTTTCGTGACTCGCAGGGTCCCCGCTTCTAGGGTGTCTGCGTACGCCTGCGCCTTCGCGCGCGCCTCGGCCTGTTCTGCCATCAGCAACCCGACGACCGTCATCACGCCAGTGAGAGCGAGGCCGACCCCAGCGCCGACAAGCGCGGTCTTCCCCATGCTCGTGTTCGTCGCGTCGAGCTGTGCCTTCAGCTCGAGGAACTTCACGCGCGCGCCGACCGCCCCGCCTGCGAAGAGGAGCATCGCGCCGGCTGCGACCCCGAGGACCAGGGCGGTCCCCTGGACGACGTCGGGTGCCTCCCCGAACATGTCGACAGCTTCGGTGAGCCCCTGGACCATTGTCCGGAGGACATCGTTCGCGGCGGAGCCGGTCTTGATCAGGGCGGTATCGAACGCGCCGCCCAGCTTCTCGATGTCGCCGGCGAGGTTGTCCTGACGGATCGCAGCCTGACGGGCCGCGTACCCGGACTCGTTGACTTCGTCCGTCCACTTCTCGACAGCCTCCGCGCCACCCTCGTAGAGGACGCGGGCGGCGGTGATCTGCTCGTTGCCGAAGATCCGGCCGAGCGCGGCGGACCGTTCCGCCTCCGTGAGCCCCCCGAACGCACCCTTGAGCTGCTCGGAGATCGCGGCGAGGGACTTCATCTTCCCGTTGCCGTCGAAGATCTCGACGTTGTACTCCGCCATCGTCTTCGCCGCGAGAGCGGACGGGGACGTGAGCGACATGAGCACGCCACGCAGGCCCGTGCCGGCACGCTCACCCAACTGCCCCTGGGATGCGAAGAGCGCGAGGGTGCCGGTGGTCTCCTCAAGGGAGATCCCAAGCCCGGCGGCGACAGGGCCGACGTACTGGAGGGCGAGGGCGAGGTCATCGACCGAGCCCTGCGCCTTGCCCGCACCGGCGGCGAGCAGGTCAGACACGTGCGATGCCTGCTCTGCCGGGAGCCGGTACTGCTTGAGGGTGGTCGCCATGATCTCGGCCGACCGCGCAACCTGGAGTTGCCCGGCCGCGGCGAGGGCGAGGGCCCCGTTCAGGGACCCGCCGACGATGTCGGACACGGACAGGCCCGCCTTCGCGAGCTCCTCTTCCGCGTCGGCAGCCTCACGGGCCGAATAGGCGGTGTCCGCGCCCGCGTCGAGGGCCGCGTCAGCGAGCTTCTCCTGCTCGGCGACGGTCGACATGGTCGCCGCGCGCACGTTCGACATCGCCTGGTCGAAATCGGTGGACTTCACCACGGCGAGGGTGACCATCGCAGCGACGGCGGTCCCGGCGGCGAGCAACGCGACGGAAAGCTTCTTCGCCGCGTCCGCCTGCGCCTCGGTCGCCTTCGTCTGCTCGTCCTGCTTCGGCTTCGCCTTGCGGGACTGCTCCCCGACTTCCTCGGTCGCTTTCGCCTGCTCGGTGAGGGGGGGCTTCGCAGTCTTCGACTTCTTGGCGGTCTCGTCCGTGGATGTGCCGAGCGTGTCAACCTGAGGTGCAGCGGCGGCGGCCGCCTTGCCGGTCTTCTCGATCGCGGCGGACGCGTCAGCCTGGTCCTGCTTGAAGCCCTGTGCCCCGACGGTCTGGATCTTGAACTGGAGTGCGCCGGCGTCGAAGCTCATCGGTGACCGCCTTCCCGAACCATGACTCGGTATCGATCAGCCGTTCAACGGCGGTGCGGACGAAATGCCACGGGCGTGTGTCCAGCACCCGGTCAAGGTCAGAGATCAGCCCCGATTGGGCGAGGTCGAGTTCCACCTGGCCGAAGAACTCAGGCCAGGCGATGCCCCACACTTCACGGGCGGTAAGCCCCGGGGCGGTGGGAGTTCGGGCGATGGCCGCAGCACGCTGCTCCCGCCATCCCGGCGGATACACGTACTCCGGGTAGACGCCGTTCTCGTCCGGGGTGCCTATGCCGAAGCGGGCGATGTCCGCCGGGCCAAGAGACCCAGCCGGGCGGTCAACGCCCCTCCCGCTTTTAGGGTGCCGGGGAGGCCCTCACCGCCCTCGATGTAGGCGCGGACCCCATCCATGCCGAGGATCGTCTGCCAGAAGAACGCGGGCATGATGATGCCCTCAGATTCCTCCTGTGACAGTTCCATGCCGATGCGGGTGAAGTTCGTCTGCTGCTCCTCGGGCACTGGCTCCCACCGGCCCGTTTCCGGGTTCTGGCGGGCGCCGTCCACGGCGATGATCAGTGCGTTCGCCCACTCCTCAGCGGGCACACTGCCAGCACCTACGTTCAGGTACGTGTCGGTGATTTGCAGTCCTGCCCGACCCGGGAGGGGGCGGATGATGAAAGGGTCATCCACCCCCTCCATGGTCAGTACGAGGTTGCGGCCTTGCTTTGCTGCGGTGATCATGAGGACCCTGCTTCCTGCCGATCAGGCGGCGACGTACGGGTGCGCGGCGGATGCCCCGAGCGGGGTGGTGACGATGATCGGTGCCGCACCGGCAACCGTCGCCGGGATCACGAGCACGATCGTGTACTGGTCGACGACGACGAACTCCGTCACGGCCTGACCATCCACGGTGATCCCCGTGGTCCCGGCGAACTTGTACCCGCGGACCACGATCTGATCCCCGACGGTCTGCCCTGCCGGGGTCGCGGACTCGATGATCGGCACACCGGGACCCGCGAGCGGCGATGGCACCTGGGCGACGACACCGTCATTCGCGAGCGTGAAGGTGACCACACCCTTGTCCGCGTACCCGGTGTTCGCCTCGCTGTACGCGACGGAGAACTTCCCCTCGAGGACGGGCATGGTCTCGTCGAGCGCGTCGGTGAACAGCTGGAACTCGCGCTTGTTCGCCTCACCCTCCGAGAACGCGGCGGCAACGAGGTCCTTGAACCACGCCTGCGCGGCGACGATCTGCTTCGTGACCGGGTCGCGGACGACCTCGACGTTGAACGTCGGGGCGTAGTTGTAGCCGATGATCTCCGTCGAGGTGCGGCCCTTCGTCCCATACACCTCACGCTGCTGCGTGATCGGCGACGGGTTCAACGCGAGGTTGTTCACATCGCCGGTGATGTTGATGAACGTGCCGGCCTGCTTGAGACGGATGAGTCGCTGGTGGGCGAGGCTCAGCGACCCCACGGAGGGGACGGTCGTGTCGTAGAGGGTCGTGTCTGCCATTGGTCTTCTCCTTGTTTCTGGTGGGGATGTCGGCGCATGCCGACGACCCCTCACACGGAGGGGCGGTCTTGTCGGGCCCTACGGGCGGCGACCTCGAAAGTGGTAGGTGCAGGCGGTCGCGACGCGGCCTTGCGTGTCCCGGTCGAAGTCGATTCCTGAGAACTCCCACGCCCACGAGATACCCAGCACGTTGGGGGTGTACTCGGTCTGATCGAGCACGGCACGGAGGTCAGCAGCCCAGGAACGGATCATCAGCGGGGACCCTTTGCGGGTCGTGTAGATCTGCGTCCGGTAGATGATGTCCGCCTGCCCGTCAGGAACCGGGCGCAGCGGGGTCAGGAGCGTGAACTCGCTCACCTTCGTCGGCATCACACCATCGAGGCGGATACCCCGCTCAACGATCACATCCGAAGGGGTATAGACGGCGAGGTCGGCGTCATGGAGGAGTTGCGCGAGCGCCCGGTTCAGAACGATCTCGGGCGCGTCAGCCATTGGACACCCCCGGAGCCTCATGTGGATATCCGGGGCATCCTTCCGGGCCGTGCAAGACGGCACACGCGATGCCGGACTGAGGATCAGCGATGTCAGCCACCTCGCACCTCCCGGCGGATGATGTCGCCCAGTTCGCCCTTGTTCTCGACCATCGCGTTTTCAACCCACTTGCCCTGAGCATTCGGGTTCGAGTCGGTCTGGAAGTTGTACTCGGGATGCTCGTGCAGGCGGGCAGCGTACGGGGTGTCCACGACGATCGTGGCACCCTCCTCCGGGTCCGTGGCCCGCTCGACGGTGTGCGCGCCGGCAAGGGTGCCCTGATCCCACGGAGACCGATCCACCGCGAGGGCAACGCCACGCTCGGCAGCCTTGTTCTCGCCCTCGACGAGCCGGTGCATGATCTCGGGTGTGATCGACCCGAAGTTGTTCGTCATCGTGACGACAACTCGAACACCCATGGTGACCTCCGAAGACGGTTACTCGAGGTAAATCTCGCTGTGGTTCGGCGTGTGCGCGTTGTAGTCGTAGAACGCAGCATCGATGACCTCAGAGGTTCGCTCACGCGCCTCACCCGGAAACACGGTGACTCGCGACCGGGGGAGCATGTCGTTCTCGTGCAGAACGACAACGAACGTGGAGGACGTGATTTCCTGTCCCGATGTCGGTGACGTGGAGCGACGATCGACGCGGAGCCGCGCCTTCTGCTCGACATAAGCGGGAACGCCGGTGATCACCGGCCCCCAGATCTCGCCCTCCGCGCCTTCACCTTCGAGGATCTGAATGTTGACCCGGTGCGGGAGGTGTCGCTTCTTGAGGCGCGGCATGCTCGCTCCGATCAGGTGTGGGCGACGGCCGATTGGATCAGCCCGGCGTTGGTGAGGATGTCGATCGCGCGTTGACCGATGCGGCGGGCGAGCTTCTCCTGATCCGTCAGGGACTCTGACGACGATGAGGTTGTGCCGAGGGACACGGAGCCGATCTTCACCGCGCCTGCGTGGATATCGATACCCTTCGGGTCATCGGTGCCTTCGGGTGACCAGTATTCGGCGATCGCACAGGTCGCCTCAGTGAACGCATCGGAGACATCTGGGTCGGTGGGGAACCCGTCTGCGTCGGTCTCATACCAGGAGCGGCGGGTCAGCTTCTCGACCTCGACTGACGCGGCACGGAGCCGCTTAGTCAGGGTGCCCGCGTCTTCGGCAGGCCATTCCTCTTCCGCGACCTCTTTGTAGTCGCTGACCGTGGCGTACGTGCGCAGCTTCATCGTCACTCCAGGACAGGGATGGCCGGGGACGCTTCGATCGCCGTGATGATCTGAGCCTTCTTCGCTTTCGGTGGAAGGTCTACGCCTTCCACATCCGCGATGTCGCGAAGCTCGGCGACGGTGAGGTCTTCGAGCATCGTGCCGACGATGTACTCAGTGATCTCGTACCCGTGCTGCACGAGTGCCCGTTCGCGTTCAGGGTGCAGGTCATCGACGGTCGCGGTCCCGTCGAGGAAGTCGACATCGAACGCATGCTGATGGCCGGCTTGTGGCCGCGGGTGAAGGATTCGGATCACGATGACCTCCCTGGTTGGGACCCCGACGCGACGGACAGCGCCATGGCGCGTCGGGGTCTGGTGCAGCTACTTCTTCTCGGCAGCGGCCTTCTCCTCGGCGGCGAGGCGCTCGGCCTTGTCGGCCGCTTCCTTGTCGGCCCTGGCCTTCTCAGCGGCGCTCTTCTCGGCCGCGGTCGGCTCGATGTTCTTGACGGTGAAGCCGTTCTCGGACAGCACCGTGCGGGCTTCCTTCGACAGCGACTTGACCTCAGCCTCACCACTGGTGAAGTCCAGGTTGATCGCGTTCCCGGTGAACGACTTGTCCGGGTGGATGATCTTAACGGACACGGTTCCTGCTCCCTGCTCAGGGGTGGGGCCAGGGATTGCACCTGACCCCACCTGATGGGGTTACGCCCAGACGGGCGCAACCGGAAGGCCACGGATCACACCGTGCCCCTTCTCGTTGCCGTACTCCAGGCCGACCTCGCCGTACAGCTGCACCCGATCGGATGCGCCGATCTTCGCGAGCTCCTCCTCGAAGAAGTGACCCTTGCCGGGGATCACGAGGAACTTCGGCTTGACCTGCTCGAGCGACGCAACCACGAACGCGTCCGCCGGCACCCAACGGTCGAGCATGATGTTGAACGTGCCGAAGTCGGTGACGATGGTCGTGAAGTCGACACCGCCGACGTTGCGGGACGACTCCTGGTACTTGCCGTATGCGTTCGCGTACGCCGTGGAGATGTTCCGCTTCTGACGGGACCCGACGATGATCGTCTGGGTCGCCGTCTCACGCATGCCCCCGTTGTCGTACACGCGCTGGAACAGCTCGTCGTACGTCTCCTTCGTGGGGCCGGCGGTCGACAGGACCGACAGAGCCACGGTGGCCGTGCCGATCGTGATCGCCGAGCCCGTCGGAGTCGCGGCGACACTGAACGTGTCCGTTGCCGTGTTGATCACGTAGTAGACGCGGTTCAGGCGGATCGCGGTCGCGACACCCACGGACGTGAACCGCACAGCGGTACCGTTCGCGAGGCCGTGCCCAGCAGCCGTGATCACCGTGGTCGCCGCAGCACCCGAGAGGGCCGTACCGAGCTCGATGACGTTCGTGGTGATCGCGGGGATCAGGCCACGGGTCTTCCGGGCGGTCGTGTTGTTCGCCGGCTTCTGGTACTGGCCGATGAGGAACGACGCCTCGATGTCGGTGGCCTTCGCCTTGAGGGCCTGCGTGATCTGCCAGGGAAGCTCCGCCTGGACAGGGTTCGTCTGGTCGTTGTTCGTGCCCGACGTCTGACCGGTCGCGGCCTGCTTCGTGTACGAAACCTCGACGGTCTCTTGGTGGATCTCGACGACGTTGGTGACGTTCGCCCGGACACGCTGGTCCGAGTTCTGTGCAGCCGCGCCCTCAAGGCGGGACCGGTTCTCCTCCGGGTCGCGGAGGTCGTGGGTCTGCCACTCGAACTCGGTCGACTTGACCTCTTCGCCACCGGTCATGCCGCCGATGGCGTTGAGGAAGGGAGTGTCTTCGGGGCTCACGTTGAAAAGCGGCCCCACATAGTTGGGCAGGTTGAAGGTGGTTCCCTGCCCGCTGATTCCAGCCATGCTGGTCTCCGTTTCTGCCCTCTCGGGCGGTTACGCGGACTGCGCGTTACGTGCGTGCACGATCGCGCGAGTCAGTCGGATGATTTCGCCCTGGTCCTTCTTCTCCTCAGCGGCCTTGAGCTGAGCTTCGAGGGACTGGACTGTCGGGCCCGTGGGTGCGACGTCACCTGAACCTCGCGGGGGCTGCTTGAGAGCGGCGTTCGCCTGGAGCGCCTGAGTGATGACGGACTTGATGTCCGCCTCCTTGGTCGGGTCTACCGATGCCAGGGTGGTCTTGAATGCCGGGTCGGCGAGGAGAGCGGTGAGGTTCGCGCCGAGTGCGCCGCCATGGATGGCGACCTGGGCGATGCGCTGAGCGTCCACAGCGGCGGCCTGCGCGGCCGTGAGCGCCGTGTCCTTCTCCGCGATGGTCGCGGCGAGCTTCACCGGGTCGGTCTCGGGTTCCGGTTCGCCGCTGAGGAGCTTCGCGAACTGGGCGAGCGTGTCCTTCTGCGCCTGGGCCGCGGCGGCGGCGATCGCGGCGTCCGTCTTCTCCTGACGCTTTTCGGCGTCGGTGCGGAGGTTCTCGATCAGCTTCCACGCCTTGTCCGGGTCGAACGCCGACGGGTCGTCACCCCACGGCGGTGTCGACGAGGCGGGCGCATCCGGGGCGGGTGTGGCCGGGGGAGCGGTGGGGGAGGGAGCCGCGGGCGTGGCGGGATGAGCCGGGGGAATCTGGTCAGTCATGATGATGCTGCTTCCTCCCGGGCCTGCCGGGATCGGTACCCCACACCCTGCGTGTGAGGAAGGAGGACCGTGCCGTCGCAGTGCAGGGCCAACGACGGCACGGAGCTTCGAGGGGACCCTTCCATCGCTCAAGCGGGCGATGTAGAATCGTGGTGAACGCGGCAGGCAGTCCACTAGGACAGCCGGGCCGCGTTCTCTTATTCCTTCGTGAGCCAGATCACTCTGCCGGCGCGGTCGATGAAGATCACCTCGGTGAACCAGTCGTTGCCCGCGAGGCGTCGACGCGCCTCCGCCAATGCAGCGGTTTCGTCGATCGGGCTGCGCGCGAGGTCCAGCACGATGCGATGCACGCCCTGTTCCTTCGCACGGCTGAACTGGTTTGAAATCGTGGTCTTCCCGGCCCCTTCTGGGCTCTTGAAGTCCCACACCTGGCCGTTGATCGTGACATCTGGGTTCTTCACACCATGCGTGAAGTCCTCGACGCGCCACTGCACGTCGACACCGGCACGTGCGAGACGTTCCCCGGTCGCGAGCTCATGCGCCCGCGGGAACGCGCCCTCGGGAACCGTCTGCGTGCCGCGGTTCGAGGGGCGGACATCGCCGAGCGTGCGGGCCGAGACACGATCGCCAGCGATCAGCGGTGCGGGCGGTCTCGGCGGCGTCGGTGTGGTCGGTGTGGTCGGGCGTCCGACAGGGCCGCGGCCGTCAGCGAATCCCAGCTGCTCACGGTACGACTGCCGGTGGCGGCCAGTGTCACGGATGAAGTCGCGCATGTCGGCCTGAGCGGTCCGGACGTCCTGGGCGGCCCTGCGGCGGTCGGTGTCGGTCATCGCAGACGCTTCACGACGCTTCGCTGACCGGATCTCCCGCTCGAGCGCACGCTGGCGTGCCCGCTCCTTCTCCGCCGCCTCGTCATACGTCGTGTCGCCCTGCGGGACTGTCAGGCCAGGGGAGTAAGCGACGAGACGGCAACGACAGTTCGGGTGACCCCAGCCTGCGGCACGCGCCTCCTCCACAGTCCCCGCAACATCTACAGTCACCGACTCGGAGCGGGTCGCATGCGGGAGCACCACCGGGCCGGCAGGAGTGCCATCGGTGGAGAGGATCTTCCCCGCCCACGCTGCACACTTCCGGCACGAGTCCAGGCCGCGGACGACGGTGACGAGGTGAATCCCAGACTGGCCCATCCGCCAGATACCAGCGTCGTTGTACACCCGGTTCACCGTCGTACGGCCGGCCATCTCCGCGTACGCGCCGATCGTCCACCGCCGGTTCACCTTGTCGACGAACCCTGTGATGCCTTCGGAGAGGAACCGCTGCACCGCGGCTGCCTGCTGCACGCGTGACGTTGACACCCCAAGGAGCGTGTCCGGTGAGTACAGGGCCACGATCCGCTGGTAGGCGTCCTGTGGGTACCGGGTGAGGCGTTGGTTCAGCACCTCAAGGCGGGATTCGAGCGAGAGAGCGACCATCGCGACGGCCTGAGATGAGGTTCCGGGCAGGGCGCTGAGCGGCGGGGTGCCCGCGAACCGGAGCGATGCGGCAGCGGCAGCTTCACCTTCCTCGGCGGCGATGCGGATCAGCCGGTGTGCGAGATCCTCCGCGCGGAGATCGGACACCATCTGCAACGCGATCGTCTGCAACTCCCGCAGAGCGACTGCCCGGTGGGCGGCAAGCTCAGCGAGAACCCGGTTCCGGGCTCGCCGCTCCGCGGCTGTCATACCCATGCCGCCTGGTGCGTCGGGAAGCAGGGACGCCAACTGGAAGTCCCGGACCGCCCGCTTCGCGACCTCCTGGATCAGGAGGTCCTCGGCGTCCCTGTACCGCTGGGCGAGGTAACGGGAGAGGTCCTCGATCAGCTCTTCGACAGACTCACGCTCAGGGTTCGGGACGAACAGCGCCACGATGACCTCCGATCAGTCCTCGTCGCGTGAGGCTTCCCGGATCGCGATCCGCTTGCAGATGTCGCAGTGCAGAGGGTTGGATTCAGGGCCGATCGTGTCCGCGAAGAACACGTAATCCGGTTTCGTGGTTCCCTTCTGCACGTCGTTCAGCTCGACGGCACGCTTCGACACGGTCGGGTAGTCGCCCCGGAGGGGACGGAACCCCGCAGGACGGTCGGGGAGGCGCTGGCCGGCGTACTTCGTCTTGCGGACGCAAAGCTCGAACATCACGTCACTCGTCATCGCCTTGCTCCTCGTCGTCGCCAGTGAACGCGGCAGGGTCAGGTGCGGGTGTCCCCATCTCCTGCTGGATCAACGCCACCTCCGCGTCGATGTCGTCCTCATCCCAGTCGCTGTGGAGGCTGCGGACAATCTCCTTGCGGGACGCGGCGCGGGCAGCGTCGAGCATCTGCGCGGTGCGGGCGAGCTTCTCCGGGTCAGCCTGCGACACGGGAGCGAACTCGACCGACGGCATCCTGGTCAGGTCCCCGAGCTCGCTACCGCCGAACACGGTCCGGTCGATCTCGAGCGCCGCCAACGACCATCGGGCCAGGGCGCCCTTCGCGTATAGGGCCTTCTTGTCCCGGGTGCGTTCACTGTCGGATAGGTCCGCGTCGATCTCCGTTGCCGTTCGGGTTCCGGCGACGGAGTCCAGGCCGAGGTGCGCTTCGGAGTAGCCGAGCGCGGACGCGATCTCCTTCTTGAGCCCTTCGATGACGGCGAGGTGTTCCTCGACACGGATCGCGAACTGGACGATCGACATCGGGCCGTTGCCATCCGCGGCCTTTCCGAGCGAACCGGAGACCGGGGTGAACACCTGACGGTAGATGTCGAAATTCGCACCCTCTCCGGGTTTCCCCGACAGTTCGAGCATGTCCTCAGGGACGACCAAACGGCCTTGGCCGTTGTCGATGTCGCGCATCAGCGACGACCAGGCCATGTCGACCTTGTCGAGGACATCCTGGATGCCGTCAAGGTCGGAGCGACCGAGGGATGCGAGTTCCCCGAGCTTCCGCCAGTCCCGGACAGGGGCGGCATTCTTGAGGTAGGTGACTGCGAGGCGGGATGTGCCGGTGCCGATCGCGACAGTCTGCGGCAGCGCACCCTCAGGGACGTTCAGGTCCGCTGCGGTCCGCAGCCTCGCATAGTGTTCGGTCTCGGGGCGGGTGTCGATCTGTACAGCCTCACCGAGCGTACGATCCGTGCCCCGGTACAGGGTGTATTCGATCGACCCGGGCTTGTGCTCCTCAACCAGACGGAACACCTCGTTGCCGTCGTGGTACTCGGACCACAGCTTCACACCAATGAGCCGCCCATGCCGGAAAGTGGGGATCGCGGTGTCCGCGGCGTACGCCTTCGGGAACACGTTATCGTGGACGTCCGCATCCCACGCCACAGCAAGATACGACCCACCCAGCGCAGCCGCATACTCGCCACCCAGGAGGAGTTCCGCGTGGGCCTCATCCGCACCGATGATCTCGTCAAGGCGGGCCTGCGCAGGGTGAACCCACTTCTTCCGCGACGCCCGCGTCTCACCCTCCTGGAGGGGCTGGTCGTCAGGCTTGCGGAACAACACCTGGGGGGCTTCACCGAAAAGGAGGTCGGAGGAGAGGGTGCACAGGTCGGCGGCGAGCGGCAGATGCATCCGCATCCGCTTCTCAGCCTCCACGATCGGCTGCCCCAGGAACATCTTCGACAAGCTGCCGAGAACACCGCCACGGTACTTCCGGCCGGCGACAGTATGCGTCGGGACGGCTGTTGCCGCGGTCTGCCCGGAGTAGATCTCCGACAGGACCGCGGCATTGCCCGCCCACCATGCATCCAGTTCACGGAAGCGAGCAAACGCGGTATCCCAAGGGGAGGGAGGCCAAGTCGTGGCGTCAGCCATGAGGACCCCCTCTACGCGGCGAGCTTGATGTACCTGCGCCAGATGTTCTCGGTCGTGGTGAGCGCATACCGCGCGGCATCCGTGCTGTGATCGTTGACCTTGAGCGGCTTGTCCTCGCCCTTGAGCGTCGCCTCGGGATCCCACGAGTACCCGGGGAGCTCGCGGATCAGGCCCTTGCAACGGTCCGTGATGATGACCTGCTTCTCAGCGATCAGCGACGCCATAGTGCGGATGCCGTACAGCACGTCATTGTCGGCCGGGGTTGTCGTCAGGCTGTGCGTCTTCCGAAGCTCAACACCGAACGATGCTGCCGACGGGTCGAGGATCGTGTACCGCGGCATGAGACGGGTCGACGTGTTCGACGGTAGGTGGTTCTCGTTCAACCATCGGACGAACTCGCGGCCAAGCTCAGCATCGGTGAGCTTCTGCTCGGCGTGCTTCCCGTCGTGCCGGTACTCGTCGATGAAGAACAGGCGTGGTGTTGGCCGGCCCAGGTGATCGATCTCCGCTGAGACGCCGAGGAGCAGCGCGGCGGTTGGGTTCGTGGTCCCGTAGTCGAGAGACACGGCGATGAGTTCACGCATCTCGGGGAGGTCTTCCCACTGGATGACGTTCCCGGCCCCAACCTTCGGGTCGAACATGTCGAAGATCGCACCTTCAGCAGCCACCCACTCGCCGAGGATGAAGCGGCGGTACCAGAGGCCGGTGTAGTTCGCTTTCAGGTTCGCTTTCACCTGATCGGACAGCGCAATGTTGTCGTCGAGGGTGAAGTGCCACGACTTCCAGTTCGGGAGTTCGTCGAGCCGGTCAAGGTAGTCGCGCTTGAGCCAGTGGCCGGGGGAGTCGGGGTTCGTCGACCCGAATAGCTGTGCGTTCGGGGCTGTGAGACGAGACAGCATCATCTTGAACGCACCCTCGGGGATGACAGTGATCTCATCGATGAGGACGAGCGCGACCGTCATCCCTCGGATCTTGTCCTCAGCCTGCTTGTCGTTCGCACCGATGATGTGCACGACACGACCGAGGATCTTCGCCGTCGGGGCACCTATCGTGTACTTGACATGCTGGGCGAGATCACCGAACAGTTCCGGGTCCATCATCGGTTCGATGATGTTCCGGTAGATCGACTCGCGTGTGCGGCCCATGATGACGATGCGGCCTTGGCGGGCCATCGGTACAGCGATCAGGAAGCGGAGGATCTGCGCGATCGTCTTCGAGGACCGGACCGCACCTTCCCACACGCACACCTGCGCCGTGGACTCCCGGATCGACAGCTCTTGCTTCGGGGAGATATCTGCCAGCACGTCAGGCATCGCCGTCAGCGCCCTCCACAAGACCGAACCGGACCGCCAGGCGACCGAGCATCGACTCGACCGGGGCGAGGCCCTCAGCGTCATCCGACGCCTCGACGATCTTGTTGACCTTGTCGAACGCGATCCCAGCCGTCGTCATCACCTGACGGCGAATGTCCACCGGGGCACGGTCGAAGGTGTGCGAGTTGAACTCGTTCTCCTTGCCGCCGAAGCTGTACACGGTGATCGGCCCATCCAACTCGAGGAGCCCGTCACGCGCCGCCACGAACATCAGCTGTGCAAGCTCGATCCGCGCAGCAGCCAGTTCGACCGTGTGCGCCCGAGTCGCCATGTCCGTCTGCGTGCGGTCGAACTTGAGACCTTTCTTCTTCGCCCACCGCGAAACGGTCGACGGAGCGCATCCAAGCGCATCCGCGATCGCACGGCAGGTTGCCCCATCGTCGTACAGCACCTGCGCGCGTTTCTCATCGAACGTTGTGGCTCGCGAAGATGTGGCCATGGTTCACCTCGATCGTGCGTCACCTGGACGCGGTCACGTGCGGCTACTTGGCCGTTACTCGGGTGTCTTGCCCTGTGTGGGATGCGCTGTAGCGCGGGGACATGACGATGCCCCGGTTCTCAGAGACCGGGGCTTTCGCGACAGTGTGCCGACTCCATCACAGTACCGCGGCCACATCTGGACATATCAAGAGCGTGTGAATGTCGGATTGTTCCGGTACGCGTCCTTCGCATCGTTGACCCGATCGAGGTCGTCACGGTGAATGCGCTTCGATGCTCCAGTGCCCTTCGTGCGGATGCTGAGCGAGGGGTCCGCAAGCCAACGGCGGATCGTTCGGTGGGACTTCCCGAGGTAGGCGACTGCGCCGCTGGTGGTGAGCCACTCTGGGGCTCGGAGGAGGCTCATGCTGTAGCCAACCCGAGGACGCGACGCTTGACGGCGAGGGAAGCTGATCGCACGGGGTCTTCCGGATGTTCGAGGCTCGTGCGGAGTGTGGTGATCCAGGCGGTGAGCTCGGCGTCTGCACGCTCGAACCATTCGCCGACGACGCGGGCATGGGCGAATTGCTGGTGTCGGGAACGCTCCACGTCGTAGCTGCCGAATTCGAAGGCGAGGAGCTCGTCGTGGGGGAGTGCTTGCATGCGGCCGGGGAGGTCGGTGGTGGTGCCGATCTTCACGCGGCTTCCGAACGCGAGGTAGTAGACCACAGCGTGGGGGCGCATCATTTCTTCGCGGGTGATGACCTCGCGGGGTTCCTGGAGGGCGGCGGCGTCCGCTGCGCAGGTGGTGTTTCTGCACGCGAATGGTCTGTCATCGAAGACGATCACCTGTTGCTGGCAGGCGGGGCATCGGTACCTTTCGAAGCTCATCGCTTCCCCCTCTCGCTATACCTCAGTATAGTGCCTTTTGCTCTACTCCGGTAGAGTGCTCTCATGACCGCTGAGGACGACCTGGCGGCTGCGCAAGCGAAGCTCGAATCCCTCGAGGAGCGGACGCGTGAGCAGCGTCGCTACCGCAACCACGCGCTGCGAGCCGCCCTGGCATCCGGCGTGACATGGAAGCGCGCGGGAGAAGTCACAGGCCTCTCCCCGCGCGGCATCCAGATCTCGATCAAGGAATCCGACTAGCCCTCCTCGTATCGCCCTCCTGATCCTCGCGCCCACCCACGTATGTGCCTCGGGCGCCAGTCCGAGGTCGGTGAGTAGACTCCCCCGCATGAAGGACAGCCAGCGGTACCTGATGGTCGGGATCAGCGGGATGATCCTCTTCTCCGGCACCCGGCTCGCCGACGTGTCGCTCCTCGACGGGCTCGGCTGGGGTTTCGGGCTCATCGGGGCCATCTCCCTCATCCTGGCCGCCGCGACCCAGCACGAGGCCGGGCAGTAGGTCACCCATCACGGCTCCCATCTGGGCGGTTGGTACACGCTTCGAGGTGCTCTTCCCACTCGTCAACGTGCACATGCTCGCCGCACGAGTGGCGCACGAAGTCACACAGCATCTCGGCTCCCATCTGGGCGGTCTGTGTGCCCGTACTCGTCGGGCGAATCGCACTGATCCGACCGGTGCGGCGCGTAGCAGCCGTGGACGTGGATCGGAGCCGAGCATGTGCTCGAACCGTCGCACTCGCCGGGCGCGAACTCGTCGTCCTCACTCCGGTTTGGGCGGTCTGGCGCGCTCGTCAGCGCCTCGATCCGAGCAGCGGCCTCCCGCATCAGATCGGTCGCAGTCTCGCCGCGCCATCCCTGCCGGAGCAACCTCACCAGGGTCTCGTCTACGTGCGTGCTCATCGCTCTGTGCTCCCGTCTGGGCGGTCTGCCCGGCTCCCTGGATGCCGTGCCGTGACGCACTCGGCCAGGTCGTCCATGAAGCGCATGACGCACTCGCACGGGAAGAGCTGGCACGCGCAGTAGTCGCCGCCCGATCCCTGGAGCAGGGTCGACGCAACCTTCCACACATCCCGGATCACCTCCCCCGGATCAGCCGAGCCGTCGTACTCTCCGAAGGCCTTGATCCTCTCCACCATCGTCTGATCAGCCATCGTCTCGGCTCCCGTCTGGGCGATCCGGGATGTTTCGATCCATCCACTCGATACCCGCGACGATCAGCGCGGCGGCCTGCACCAGCTCACTCCGGCTCGGCGGCAGCAGCTCATTGCGGATGCGACCGAGCGCCTGATTCATGAGGTGCCCGAATCCGTGGTCGTCGTCGTGCTCGGGCGTCCAGCCCTTCTCGATCTGGTTCGCACGCTCAGCGGCGATGTCCTCGATTGCCTTGCTCATCGGATCGCTCATGGGCGTGAACTCGCTCGTCGGTGTGTGCTCGCTCATCGCTCTCCCTGCCCTTCCTGAAGAACTTCCCGGTTTCGCTGGACGTGGATTCCCGTGAAGGTCTCCACGCGGAACGCCTCATCCGGGGCGTCAAGGATCGCCTGCGATGCGCGGAGATTGCCGCGCGCGATGCGGCGCAACTCCGAGATCATGTGTTCAGGTGTCTGCCGCCCGTAGTCCATGAACCCGCGCCCCGATGGGAGACTCGGGAGCACCACGGATGTCATGCGATCAGCCACGGTTCTCCACCTCTCCCTGCTCGACCCGCCCTTGCTCGATACGATCGATCTCGAACGCGAACCGCCACTTGATCGAGTCCCGGGCGGCGTCACGCACCGCTTCGTGCAGAGGCAGTGAGCGATCGAGGCTCAGCAGGAACTCCCATTCGGTGGCCAGGGCGAGGCCATTGGCGAGCACATGCGACAGCATCTCGACGTACGGTTCGTAGTGCTCCATCGGCTTGCCGGTGACGGCGGTCTCATCAGCGCTCATCGGTCCTGCTCCTCCACCTCATCGACAGAGCAGTCCAGCATCTCGAAGTCGCCCGGCAGCGGCTCGTTCGTCCGCCAGTCCTTGAGAGCGTTGGCGTTGAACTCATCATCGTTCTGGAGGAGGTTCGTCACGACCTCCTGATCGGTGAAACCCTCAAGTCCGTTGTACTTACGCCAGCTCTCGATCTCCTCGTGGCCGATCTCAACTTCACGCCTCACCGAGTAGCTGATGTCGTAGGTCACGTTCCACTTGCTCATCGGTCCTGCTCCTCTCGGTTCTCTCCCGGGGTGGCCGCCTCGTGCTCGTCATGCGGTACGGGCTTGCCATCGATCACGCAGAAGTCAGCTCGCTGCTCCCGACACCCGGACCGACCACACCCAATACCGCCGAATCGCCTTGAGTACCAGGCATGCCCGAGGCGCTCACACGTAGTCCCACCAGTCATCGGTTCTCTCCCTGCTCGGTGACGGACGCAGCAGCACGCAGAGCGGCACGCATCCGAGTCGCCGTCCCCTCGCTGACGTGATCGACTTCGAGGCCGAAGAACGCGTTGAACGCCGCCAACACCTGCGCGTCGGACGATTCGCCCTGCGGCTTGGGGTCGATCCCATGGTGGTCACGCTCACGAGTCAGCTCGTCATGCACCTCCGGATCGAACCGCTCCCCGCACCCGAGCTTGTGCTGCCCATCCGTACGGCGACACTGAGGACACGCCCCCTGCGGCTCCGGGGCCTTCTCGTCCATCGCCGGCGCGGCGCTCGGCTCTGGTACCTCGGAGCGGCGGAAGCCAGCGTCCAGAGCATCGGAGACCATCCCCTCCAGCGAGTCGATCGCCACTTCCAAGGCTGGTGACACCTTGCCGATGTCGCGCCAGGTCGCGAACCACAGATCGATCACTCGCCTGTGCACTTCCCGCTTGTCGTCGGTTGGGGCTACTCCACTTGATCCACTGGCACCCGCGTTCAAGCCGATACGGGATTCGCTTGAATCGACCGGCTCCGGAGCGGCGGGACGACGGAAGCCAGCAGCCAGGATCCGGTCGGCCAGTATGTAGTCCAACTCCGCCACCTCGTATCCTGCGGGGCTTATGAAGTTCGCGACCACGATCCCAAGTGCTTCCCGCTCGTCGTCGGTCGGGGTGTGCGCCTCCTCGAACACAGCGAAAGCGGCTTTGGCCATGGCATTCCAGGAGTCAGACCATGAGGCTGTGGAAGACCACGCCTTCGCCATAGCCGTCCGGGCTTCCTCGATCAGTCGCTCACGATCAGTCATCGGTCCTGCTCCTCTCGATACGGGTTGTGTTCTGCATAAGGGCTGTTCTGGCGCTCCTGGTTCGTGCCGAAGTAGCCATCAAAGGTTGCCCTTGTCGTACCCGACGAACCACGCCTCGGCTCGCACCTGGGCGATGAAGCGGTTCAGGTACGCATCGGCTTCTGCGATCTCCTCATCCGAGATCTCGTCGACCGGGGCGTTGGATGTTCCCCACCAGTAGCCCAGGCGGTGAGCGACAGTCACTTCGGTCAGCATTTGCTCCGGCGAGTCCAGGCTCGGCGGCTCGCGATCAGTCATGATGCGTTCTCCAGTTCTTCGAATTCGTTCTGGTCGAGCACGTGTCGGCACTCGTCGTTGGAGCACTTCACGGTCACGTCGCCCTCGAACCAGGCCGGCGGGTTCCAGATCAACTGCTGCTGGCATTCCGGACACCGGACGCGGTGAATGCGGTGGGGGCGTTCGACGATCTCGTGCGCCCGGTATGCGCGTTCCGCGGCGGCAGCGAACTGGATTGCATCCTTCGCGCCTTCCTCGGTCGAGATCCACATGTCGATCGATCCGAACGCGGTCAGCGACAGTAGGTGCCGGTGGCACTCGTCGACCGCGAGGAACGCCCCGGTCAGGTTCACGTGCCCGTCCGCAGTCGTACGGATACCGGCGGTATCCCGCTGCACCGCCTTCGACAGACCAAGTGCGGACACTCGGCGTTCGAACTCGTCCCACCGGGTGTATGCGTGCTCGAACCGGTCGTGGTGCGACTGGCACAGGAACCCACGCTCCGCAGGCCGGAAGTAGCATCCCCGACAGTCGTCATTCGTGCAGGTCTCCAGGTGCACACCGGGCTGGTGGCAAGGGGCAACCGACGGAACACCAGGCCAAGAAACCACGCAGAGGATCGTCATCGTGCGCCCCCGTTCGCGAGCTCCAGCAGGACGTCGGCGTGGCAGGGCTGGTCGAGCGGGCACCAGCAGGCGAGGTTCTTCCCGGCGAGCGGCGAGGGGTCTGGCAGGCCGTGACGGTCGTCCTCTTCCATCCATGACTGGAACAGATACACGGCGAGATCGCGGGCCTTCGCCTGCGAGACGATGTGCTGCTGCACGCCCAGGTTGCCGATCGACACCGCCCAGCACAGACCGCCTACCGAGCATTCGACCTGTTCGATTCGGAAGGGGTTTCCCCACTTCGTCGGCCGGGCGACGCTGACCGTGTTCGACGGCATCCGCCAGCCCTTCCGGCGCGACAGCTGTACACGGATCGGGTCAGAATGGGGCGTTGTCTCCAAAGTCCCCACCTCCCCACGCGTCTGTCTGAGCGCCCGCCAGGGGTGTGGTGGCCCATCCGGTGTCGGTTGCGGTTTCCGTACGTCCACGGTCCGCCTGGCCGCCCTCTGCGCGTGTCGCGCGGGTGACCTGCGCCGTCGCGTAGCGGAGCGAGGGGCCGATCTCGTCGACCTCCAGCTCGATCGACGTGCGCTGGTTGCCCTCGCGGTCCTGGTAGGAGCGCTGCTTCAGGCGTCCGGATGCGATGACCCGCATGCCCTTGGTCAGCGAACCCGCCACGTGCTCGGCGAACTCGCGCCACACGGACGCGCGGAGGAACAGCGCATCGCCGTCCTTCCACTCGTTCGCCTGACGGTCGAAACTGCGCGGCGTCGATGCGATGGTGAAGTTCGCCACCGGCAGCCCGTTCTGCGTGTACCGCAGCTCCGGCGCGTCGGTCAGGTTGCCGACTATCGTGATGATCGTCTCGCCGGCCATCAGTTCTCGCCCTTCTCGTAGTAGATCCCGGCGTCCTTCGCGGCCTGGGCGATGCGGCCTGACGGACGGTCATCGAATCCCTCATCGTGTCCAGCGGCGGGGGTGACGTTGATCGTGACGCCCATCGCGGCCAGCTTCTTCATGTGCTTGTCGAGCTCGGCGCTCATCTTCATCTCCTTGTCTTGCGCCAGTACCAGCGCAGCAAAAAGGCCCCGGATCGTTTGATCCAGGGCCGTACGATCTCCCACCCGATGAGAGTCAGGAACGTCCTCATGTTGGGGTCCGTCCCGCCGTTTTGGTGGTCGTGATTTCGTTGAATCGCCTGGCTTGCGCGGCGTATGCACCGCGCTCTTCGCGCGTCCACGAGCGTCGGTCCGGGAACCATCGACGGATGGTTGGCCCGGTGACACCCAGAGTCCTCGCCACCTCTGCGAACGAGCAGCCGTCATCGAGTAGCGCCGCAGCATGGTCGCGATCTGATCGGGGTCGGGGATGATGTGGTTCCTGGTGTTGGAGGCCGAGCCTCTCGCGCCACCGAGAAGCGGTGCGGGTTGAGACGCGGAAAGCGTCGGCGATCTGCGCGAGCGATGCCCCCGCCTGTTCCATCGCCCGGAACCGTTGCTCCCAGTCCTCGTCGTGCGTCTCCGCGAGGGCAAGATCGGATGACTTCACTGAATCTCCCCATGGAAAAGGCCACTACCCGTTCTGCTGGGTCAGTGGCCTGTGGATAACTCTTCGCTCTCAGCGAGTGAGAATCTTTAGATTCGTTGCGGGTTGCTTGTTGCTGTTGCACGTTGCTAGTTGTAGGCGGCTGGTAAACCGCTACCCTGCCGTGCTCGATTCGCTAGGTAACGCACTGGGTAAACCGCTGAGGAAATACGCCTGACCGGCAAGCGGAAGATCGGTCTCCATGGTCTTCGCACTCACCGCGTTCTGTCTCAGGATCGTCTTCACCTGAGGCTTCTCCCAGGCGGGCCAATCACCGTGCGCTTTCTGTAGGCGCTGGAGCTCGTAGACGAGCGCTGCCCGGATCTTCCGTGACCCGATGACCCCGTACTCCTTCGCCATCGTCACCGACAGTCGCGGGTTCTTGAGGATCGGATCGTGTCTCAGATACGACCGGATCATGGCTTCCTCGGTCGTCTCGTCGATCACAATGAAGTGGGCGTCGGAGAGCTCAGAGGCGGCGAGCAGCGTATCCCGAGCGGTGTTCTCGGCGGCGCGTTGCGCCATCCTGCCGACATGCCAGTTGACGACCCCGCAGTAGTTCAACGTCGGGTCCGCCAACAACGTCATGTACAGGTGTTGTGCCGGGACGGTCAGGTTCAGCCAGTCGTCATCCGACCAGATGTCATGCCGTAGCTGGCCGTACTCCTTAGCCATCTCGCACCTCACGCGCCATCTTCTGGCCTCCCTTCGCTGACGTGTCTTCGCACGGTGGCGGAGACGAGGTAGTACCACTCGCCGTCGATCGCCTGGACCGGTGTTGCCTTCGAACGGTGCAGGGTGGCGGCGTTCGTTGCGGCCTTCTCGACACGCAGGCCGCGCTCGATCAGGTCCGCCCGGACGATCGCCCCAGCATGGGTGGTCTGCGCCTCACCCGAACAGCCGGGGAGCATCATCAGACAGAACCCGCCGTCACGTTCGATGACGCGCTTCTTCACCGTGACAGAGACCGTCATCGCTCTTCCTTTCCGTGGCAGGCGCACGCGTACCTGCGGGCGCAGAAGTATGGGGTTTTGCAGCACGAGGGCCGACACCGGCCGGCCGGGTCCTCATGGGGACGGGTCGGTGGCACCGTCCCAGGGATCACGCGAGTCATCCGACGCCCCTTTCTCAGTCGTGGCCATCAGTCGGTGGTGTCGGCGTAGAGCTTGGCTTCGGCGCGCTCAGTGGAGACCTCGGAGCGGAGGGCATCAGCGACAGCCGCACACCACCGCAACCGGGCCTTCTTCGCCTCGATGGACGACTCGGCGGCCCGGTACTCCCTATGGAGCCGGTACGCTTCCTGGTCGGCGTCAGCGACCCGTTCGGCAGCCGCCTGAGACAGCTTCTCGTCGGAGCTCTTCGCGTTCTCCATGACGACCGCACGCCGATACTCGAGGTCGGCCTTCTTCTGCCCGTACTCGGAGATCACCGCATCGAACGCTTTGATCTCCGAGTCCCAGCGGACAAGATGCTGGTTGAGTCGCGCTTGCGTGGGGAGAGGCATCAGGCGGTCTCAAGCTGCTTGCGACGTGCGGTGAACGCGGTCTTGACGTCATCGGTGAACCATCGGTGCGCTTGACCGTCGTAGAGCGCCTGGAGCGCCTCCATGCTGTCGGCCGTCGCGAGGAGTCCCCGCCATCCTTCTGGTGGGGACTCCTGCTTCGGCTTCGACCCTGCATCGGCCTGCCGGTTGCGGACCTCCTCAGAGGACGCGACACCCTGCTTCGTGTCGACGGCGAGGGCGGCGACCATCGCGCGGCCCCAGGCCGCCGTCTCAGCGTTCTGCACCTCACTGTCACGGGTGAACTGGGTGGGCCCGGGCACAGGCTCCCAGGCGGTGCCGACTCCGGGGAGCCGGTCATCGACGGACCGGTAGGCGAACGCCGTGTACACGACCCACGTCTTGCCGCCGAATTCCCGGAACTCCACATCGACCAGATGCCCGTCGGGGGCGACCCTGGACAGGGACCCGTCGGGGAACTTGCCACGGAACTCGACGATGCGGCTGGCGACATCGATGTAGTCAAGCGGCCCTTTGTATTGCGCCATCGCGCGCCTCCAACATCTCGGTTGCGACCTCGATGAGGTCTGCGATCATCTCTTCGTCGCGGCCGATCCACACCGACCGCGGTTCGAACCAGGCCAGACGGAACCATGCCCCGTCTTCGACACGGCGGTTCCAGAGGAACAAGCACCGCTCCGCGCCCGTGACATGCAGCTGCCACTGCACCTGGCGGCGGTACCGGATCGGGATGCCGGTGATCTTGACCAGTGCGGAGTCCCACGGGTCACCGGGGGCTTTGCACTCTGCGATCAGCCGGTGATCCAAGGACAGCCCGTCCGGGGACGCCAGATGCCGGCCGTCCCTGTCCGACGCGATCACCCAATCGATGGGGAGTATCCCGTGCTCGGAGTGGGCGTACCGCATCATCTGTGGTTCTGCCTCGACCCCGAACTGCATATAGACGTTCTGCTCCACCGGGGTGGGGCTCAGCCACGCCTCGATCGCTGCCTGGCGGTCTCGTTTCGCGGCGACCTCGGCCACAGCGGTCGCGGTCACACCTAGGCTGCGTGCAGCGAACCATGCAGGTTCGTCGTTGCCTCGTGAGACGAGGAACCTGGTTGCGTCGATCATGCGGCGTCCCGGCAGATAGGGCAGTCGCAGACCCCGAACTCGTCACGGTGGCGGGCCTTCGTGAACCGCCGTTCCGCGCGTCTCACCCGATCCTGCGCCCGGGCAATCCTCGCAGGGTCGCCGGTCGCGGATGCGGCGTACAGGGCGTCCTCCGCCTCACGGAGGGACTCTTCGGTGTTGGCGACCGTGAAGCTCACGACGCATCCTCCGGCCAGATACGACGGGCACTCTCGATGGAATCGGGACGCACCCAGTAGGCCGAGCCGTCAGTCAGCGATTTGAAGTAGATCTTCATGACGCCCTGCGACGGCTCTTCGAAGACCGCGTAGGCGTCCTCGCCCGGGAACTGCTTGATGTGGAGCGCCCAGACCTCGCCCGGCTTCGCGTCTTCCCAGGGCTTCCGCTCCGGGTGAGCCTCGAAGTAGCGGAACGCCGCACCATAGGTGCCCGTGTCCGTCGCCTCCACGTTGCGGTTCAGCCACTTATGCGTTCCATCGCGTTCATCCACGATGCGGACGGTCTCGCCCCCATCCACCGGATAAGCGATGTAGTACGGCTCCAGGGCGTCACGCCACCGCCCCACCGCCTCATCGCGCTCATGCTGGAAGAACTCGCGGAGAGTCTGCCACCACTCCGACTGAGGCATGACCTGGAGAATCCCGCACGACTCATCCCGAGTCCCATGCTGGAACTGCACCGTTCCTCCATCTCGGACATAGACGGTGATCCCGTTGCTTGCGGTGAAATTGCTCATGCTGCGCCTCCGAGGTCTTCCTCTTCGGCGCGGTACAGGGCTTCCTCCGCCTCGTCGCGGCGGCGGATCGCGGCGGCCAGCTCTCCCTCGGCGCGGATCACCGCGGAACGGGCGGCAGACAGGCGGTAACGTGCAGTGTCAACAGTCATCGGGTGTCCTTTCGGAAAGCGCCGCACGCCCAACACACAGTCAGGAACGCTCCGGCGAAGAGGATCGCGACGGCCAGAGAGCCGACGCTCGGAGGGATGAAGAACAGGACAGCGGTGCACTCCAACGCGAGAACGACCCCCATCCACAGGAACGCGGCCATCAGCCGACCCGCTCCGTGAAGTGGTGCGCGCACATCGGGCAGCGCACCTCCACCCAGGGGTGATCGTCATCAAGGACGACCATCTGCCCGGTCCAATCACAGGACGGGCACTCGAGCTCGATCATGCTGCCTCCTTCAAGGCCCACAGGTGGGAGGGATTGCCGTATTCGGATTCCCCGTACTCGTCGAGGCGGACCCAGGGCCCGCCGTTCTCCTCGGACAGCACCGTCCGCACCCGCTGAGGGGTGCAGTAGAAGCCGAGACTGTTCCGTGCGATCCGGTACACCTCGTCAGCGGTGATCGGATGCCCCGCAGCAGACAGCGCCCGCTCAACCGCCAGGGCCGTCGGGACCCGTTTCACGGCGACATCCGCCGCACGGTGGGACGTGAGCGGGTCCGACGGTCGAACACGCGGGGAATCGTCGTACACGGTCGGCCGGGCGACCCCGGTCCCACCGCACGCGAAGCAATCCACGTCGGTGTCGGGGTCGCGGGCGGTCATGAAAAAGCCCCAACCTGAGCAGGCGGGGCAAGGGTTCCTCACAGCAGGGTTGGTTCTCATCATCGTGATACCTCCGTGCGCGGCCGGGATTCGAACCCGGACAACCCCTGACGGCTCCGCGCAGACCAGCCCGTTCCTGACAGGTCGTAGGCACGCCTCTACATGCCTCACTGCCGTGTGCAGACTCACCCCGCGAATGCATGAGGAAGGGTGAACGCATAGCTCCTGATCTTGTTGACCACACACACCCGGTTGCGTTCCTTGGGGGCGGCTTCTCCGCTGCCTGCGGCCCGTCCATTCGTCCCAGTTCGACCCTGCGTCGCGTCCAGCACCCGTTGGCGTGGGTGCCGCGTATCTTCGCCGGTGTGTGCTGTTGAGTTGTCAGAGTTCAGCCGCCCGAAGGCGCAACAAATAGGGGCCAGATCGGCCAGGTGCGAGTGGGCCGCTACGCGGCCGACGCTGTCTCTGCGTCCGGTCTGCACAGCCCCGTGCTCGCGCACCGCGCCAGGCACTCATCCATCGACGGGCCTCCTGGGTGCCAGATCCGTTCCGCTGCCTCGCGAACCGTGAGTTTGCGGATGGTCGCCGCAGCTTCGGCCACGACCTGCCCCAACTCGCGGAGAGCCTGCGCTTCGGTCTTCATGACGCCACCGCCAGCGGGGTGATCTGGGTGATGCGAGGGAAGAACGCTCGCGGCTCGACCTCGAGGAAAGCGGCGATGCGGATCAGCTCATCCACAGTGAACGGGCTGACGGCCTTGAGTCGCAGCGACAGTGTTGAGGTGGTCATGGACGCTCCAGCGGCGACGGCCGTTGCAGTCACGCCTTTGCGCCCCATCGCGGCCCGCACCTCCGCGGCCACTCGGTTCCGATATTCCGTTCCCATGTAGAAGACACTACGCCGCACTTGGGAACGGTGCAAGTGGAATACAATGTTTCCTAAAACTGGGTATACTCGCCCACATGGGAACGAACGCACGTGAAATTGGTGAGCTCAGCAAGGCGGTCTCCGCAGAGCTCCGAGCGCACCTTGCCCGCCGCAAGATCAGCGTGCGGGCGTTCGCGGCCTCGACGAGACTGCCGCTCACGACACTCCACAAGACGCTGAACGCACAACGAGTCGTGGATGTCGAGGACCTCTACTCCATCTGTGGCCCGCTCGGGGTCGAACCAGGCGATGTGCTCGACGCTGCCGTTGCCGCGATCCAGACGCCTACGGCAAGCGAAGTGACGGAACTCCGCCCGCTGAATGTCCCCACCTCGATAGATGATCTTGAGCGTCGCCCGCCCCGGACGATGGACCGCACCAAGATCGCGGCTGACAACCGCGATCCGCGCGAGACCGACCAACCCGCACCGGGTGAAGCTCCCGAGGACTTCTAGGAGAACGGTTGAAGCAACTCATCGCCCACGCAGCGCAGCTCGGGTACAACGTGCACGTCTGGGACCTTGGCAGCGAGACGGCCGGCCTAACGGACATCGCAGAACGCTCGATCAGCCTGAATCTCACCCTCACCATTCCTGAGCAGCGCTCCACGCTTGCACACGAATGCGGTCACGCCTTCTACGGGCACGACTGCACCGACCCTGTCGGAGAACGACAGGCGCGCAAGTACGCCGCGACGCTCCTGATCGAGCCGGCCGAGTACGCCCGCCTCGAACGCATCAACCCGGACCAGCACTGGCTCGCCGACGAGTTCACGGTCACCCCTCGCATCATCTTCGACTACGAGACGTTCTGCCTCACCCGCCTGCGCGGAGTCACCTACTCGCAGGCGCGCATGGGGCTCGGGCAATGGTCGCACCGGCTGGAGGTCATCTGATGGTCGGCCGTCTTCGTCCAGTAACCAACACAGCGCTCCACGCGATCATTTACCTGCGCCAGTCCGTACACCGGGACGACTCAATCAGCCTCGAGCTTCAGGAGCTCGCATGCCGTGACTACTGCGACCGCATGGGATACGAGGTCATCACGGTCGAGGCTGATCCAGGTATCTCGGGGCGCACGTGGAACCGCCCCGCGGTGCAGCGGGTCATGGCGGCGATTGACACGCGCGAGGCTGATGTCATAGTCCTCTGGAAATGGTCCCGCCTCTCACGATCCCGCAAAGACTGGGCGCTTGCGATCGACCGAGCCGATATCGCCGGCGGGAAGATCGAGTCGGCCACCGAGCCAATCGACACAGCTACGGCCTCCGGACGGTTCGCCCGCGGTGTCATGACCGAGTACGCCGCCTTCCAGTCCGAGCAGATCGGCGAGCAGTGGGAGGAGGTCCGGCAGCGACGCCTGAACCTCGGCCTACCGGTATCGGGACGGCTGCCATTCGGCTGGACGCGCACGCCCAACGGCATCGCGCCCCACCCCGAACACGGACCAATTGTGGTCGAGATGTACCGGCGCTACCTCAACGGAGAGGGCTCGGCATCGATCGCGGCGTGGCTGAACGCGCAGGGCATCCCCGCGCCAAACGGCGGCGCATGGCGGCGACCCCGCCCCCTCAGCGTCATGGACTCTCCAGTTCATGCCGGCCTCATCCCGTACCGCGGCGCGACTTACCCAGGTCAGCATGACCCGATCATCGATGAGGCTACCTGGGACGCATACCGGAGCGAGCGCACCCGCCGTCGAGACCATGCCGAGAAGCCCCGCGACTATCACCATCTCCTCTCCGGCGTGATGCTCTGCTCCTGCGGTGGACGCATGCACGGCAAAGGGTCAACAACAGCTGGGAAGGTCTACCGCGGCTATCTCTGCGGATCGACTCTGAATGGTCACGACCAGCGCGCCTACGTCTCCGCGATCACCATCGAACCTCTCGTAACCGACTGGCTACTTGCCCTCGATCCGCAGGTAGACGCAAAGCCGCTCGACGCCGCCGCGACCGCGCGCCTCGCTGCGATCCTCCGGGAGCAGATCGCTCTCGACGCCGAACAAACCACCCTCACGCGGCAACTCGGTCGCGAACTCATCCCCGAGGCAGCCTACGTTCGCGCAACCAATGAGATCACGACCGAACTCGCCCGCCTCAAGGCCGAGGAAAACGCTCTCACCCCTCCGCGAACGATCAGCCCTACCGCGGTCATAACCCTGCAAGACACCTGGCCTGGCATGACCATACCCGAGCAAAACCGAGGGCTTCGAAAGGTCGTGGAATCTGTAACCGTGCACGACAGCGGCGAACGATTCACCATCCGAACCGTCTGGGGACGTGACCATGAGCTGCGCGGTCCTGCACGATGGCGGGGCAAACGTCGCACCACCTGA